CAGGTGTTGGATGTACTCGACGAATACGATCCGTTTGCTGACCTGCAACGTCGCAGATGGGGTAATAAAACTGCCGGTAAATCATTTATCTATGTGATCCGCGACTCCTGGGGTAACGGAGAATATTACAGTTCTGCTATATGGTGGGCTGCTTACCTTGCCGGATGGGTCGATATCGCCAAAACAGTTCCGGCATTTCTTAAGAAGGCATACTCAAATCAGATCACCTGGAAGTGGCATATTCAAATCCCTTATGCTTTCTGGGATAAACAGTTTCCAAAAACCGAGTTTGCAACAATCGATTTGCGTAAACAGGCAATTGAAAGTTACATGGACAGCATCGAATCAAATCTTTGTGGAACCGAAGGTGCTGATAAACCCATCTTTACTTTCTTTGAAATCAATCCGCAAAATGGCAAGGCTGAAGAGCAATGGATTATCAAAGCGCTCGAAAACAAATTGAGCAACGATCAGAACCTTGTTACCAGTGCTGCTGCCAATTCCGAAATCATGTTTTCGATCATGGTCAATCCAAATGTTTTGGGTGCCGGTATGCCCGGAGGAACTTATGCAGGTAACCAGGGAGGCAGCAATATCCGCGAGGCTTATCTCGTGAACATTGCAAACTGCTGGCTCGATCGTCAGGACCTCATGGATCCGCTTGAACTCATGACCCGTTACAATGGCGCCGATGAAGATCTGGAATGGCGCTTTCGCAATACTGTATTGACTACACTTGACACTGGTGCCGGTACTACCAAAACGCTTTCATAAATCCGTGTAATCTTTTTTTAATCTGTGTAATATGATTTTCTCAAAAGAAAAGAATCCAAAAATGGAGGAGATCAGGAACTTTGTATCTGTTACCTCTTCTTCAACTTTCGAAAATGTTGTACCGCATATTGCCAATGCAGAACGCGATTACCTGATCCCGGTAATCGGCATTGATATGTATGATGAACTTGTTGAATTTTACGAAATGGATCCTCCGGCCACACCAACCGATGTGCAGATTAAAATGGCTGAATTACTTCGTTTGGCACAATCGGCAGTGATACACATTGCGTTCTGGATCGGGTTTGACCTGATAAACTCCATTGTTACAGATGCCGGTTTCAAGCGCACAGAATCAGATACAGTGAAAAGCCTGTATAAATACCAGGAAGAGAAGCTGAAGGCTTATTTTCGCACGAATGGTTTTAATGGTATCGATACTGTTTTGCAATATCTTGAATCAAACCTTACCAGTTTTACTGAATTCTCTGCATCATCTGCCTGTACGTTGTTTAAAACTGCATTGATTCCGAAGACGGAAATCTTCAACAATATTGTCTTCATCAACAAAAGCCGGTTAACCTTTCTGCGAATGAAGCCACATATGCAACTGATTGAAGATACCGAGATTGCTACAATACTGGGACCCATTGCCTATGAATATGTGAAATCAGAGATCGTAAAGGAAACTCCATCTGAAAAAGTAAAGGCATTGCTTCCCTACGTTCGTAAGCCAATTGCTTTCCTCGCATCCGCATTTTTGATGGAAGAAAGTGGCGCTGATCTGACAGATAACGGGCTTTATTTTTATCAAACCATAGCAGGTTACAACAATGATACAGACCACAAACCATCATCATCAGATCGGATTGCGATTCTGGTAATGCGTAACCGTAATATTGGCAATGCTTTTCTGGATCAGTTGCGCACTTACCTAAAGGTAAAGGCTGCTGACTGGACCGATGTAACACCTTCGACCGGTAAACTTTTCCGGAGGGATAATACAGATAAAAAAACCTTCTGGGCATGATGAACATAGAAATAACATACCCGTTTCTGTTTTTCAAGCGAAAAGCAAAAGGCACAGTTCCAACATCATGGGATGAATTGACCGAACGTCAGTTTTTGGCCATCTCGCACACAATCCACGGAGCAGAACCCGACTTTCGGTTTTTATCTATTCTTACTGGCATTGCTCAAAATTTGCTGAAAAAACTTCATCCTTACGATTTGCTGAAACTATCTGAAGGGATTGAATTTGTAAGCAAAGCAGGGAATGTACATTCTGAATTTATTATCAGGGAGATCCACGGAACTGACTTCGTTTGCCCGAAACCGAAACTCGGAGCAATGCCCTTCGGTCAGTTTATTTTTGCTGATTCGTATTATAACGACTGGATGGCAACGAAAGATGTGAAGGCGCTCGATAACTTTGTTGCGTCGCTTTACCTGTTACCAGGTGAAACTTTCGACAGCGAAACAATTCCCCAAAAGGTTTGGATAATTGTGAATGCTGATATTGAAATTCGTAAAGCAATTGCATTCAACTACTCACTGATAATTTGTTGGCTTCAAAAATGTTATCCACTTATATTCCAGTCTCCGGGCGAAGATTCGGAAACGGAAAAGAAAGATGTAAAAAAGTCAAAACAATCAGGATGGTTAAAACTTTTTGAATCTCTCGTTGGTGAAGATCTGATCAACCGTGATCGATATGCAGAACTTCCGGTCAATACAGTATTCCGTCATTTGACCAACAAATATAAAGAGAACGCAAAACGCTAATCCATATAATCATGAATTCGAAGTTTTCTGAAATTATCCAATATTTCAAAACCCTCGCAACACAACATGTTACGATCGGTCATAGCATTACTGAAAAGCATTTTTATCGATTTGAACTCGAAGAGATCCTGAGTAACCTGAAGAATGTGAACTATCCTGCACTGATTTTAGAAGGATACCGGTATTCGCTCAGTGACAAGCAGAGTGACAATGTGATGAAAGAACGCACCGGGGCATTTGTTCTGATTGATCACCTGAGTGATATAAATGATTTTGATAAGATGCACGAGGTTTGGGACAATATGGAATCCATTTGTGACGAAATGATTGCCAGGATTAAATCTGACAAGCGAAATCCATCATTAAAAGCGATACGAGATTTCGACCTGAGCAGTGTTCAGGTTGCATTAATCGCTAACGAAACAGACAAAAACTTTGGAATCCGCTGCACGTTTACCATCTCATCATCATTCACAACCGACGTTGATCCGCTGAAGTGGGATCTTGAACGGGAAGTACCTGAATAATAAAACACTGTTATGGCCACAAATTCTGGTAATTATGCATTTGGACTAAACGGTAGTCAGGTTTCAACCAATGATTTCAATCCACAGGAACAGAATGATGCTGTTATGCGATGGGCCTCGATGGTCCAGCGATATTTGAGAGGAGCTGCTGTTTTATTAACCCAGGGTAAGGAAGGCACAATTACTCGTCCCGGACGAACGGAGCGGAAACTGGAAGATAGTATCAGATCGCAAAACAGAAAAACTTATGGTGTAATCACCGGACAATCATTTATTTTTGAAAGGCATGGTGTTTTTGTACATAAAGGCGTAGGACGTGGATACAAAGTACAGGGAGGCATGGTTCAGCGCACTGCAAAAGTTGAAAGTCCTTCAACACGGCAATCGCTCAGCAGAAATGACCGCAAGCGTGAACGCGAACCATACGAATGGTTTAACCCGGTTATCCAGCAATCACTGCCGGAACTGGCCAACGAACTCGCGAACATCAATGCCGATGCTGCGGTAAATGCAACCAGAATGTTGATCAGATAGTTATTTCTATTAAGTTTGTGGGATAAACCAATCATCAAATTTATTATGAAAAAACTATTACTGCTATTTGTATTTTGTCTGATCTGCTCTGTGATGTTTGCACAGAAAGTTAAAAAAGAACGATTCAAAGGTGATGACATTTACTATAATTCAGGAAAAGAGACAAAGAAGGAATTCGTTTCAGGAGAGACGGATCAGACTAAATGGATAATTGAAAGCCTTGATAAATATCGAAAAGAGAGTTCACTGGGTACACAAATAGAAATACTTGGGTTTGCAGCAGCAGCAGTATCTTTAGGTTATTCAAATAAACCAGATGATCAAAAGGTGATTTTAATTGCTTCTGGCGTAACAGTGTTGGTTGGTTACCTCATATCTGCAAACGCCGTCCGACATTTAAGCAAAAAGAGACTGACATTATCTGGAAACGGACTATCGTTAAGATTTTAAACTTTATATAATGAAAAGACTACTAATCATTTCGTATGTTTTATTCTTGATATTTAGTTGTACGGAGCAACCCAAAACATCAAAGCATCAGTCTGTAAATAAAGACAGATTTATGTTTAAGGATACAATTGAATGCAAGCTTATTTTCAGCGATTTGAATACTGCAACCGTTGAGACATCAGCTTTAATAGATAGTGTAAGTCTTCAAACAATTGCCGATTCATTTAAGTTGTCGAAAGATTTATTGATCTACTTTCATTTAAAAAACTTCACAGAGAGAGAAGAAAACTATGGCACCTTATATTCTGATATTGCAATAGTTGGTTTACACTCAGACATGAAGGAGTTGATGAAAAAGAGAGAACAGCGTCACCAGGCAATTGCTGATGCTGGTGTTTCAAATCCTGACTTTGCAAGAATTGCATTCGTCATTTCAAAAACATTTGTCAAACAAAATCTTAAATCACCAACTTCAGCCGAATTTCCTTTTAGTGAATACACATTTTCAAATGTCAAAGACAATACAGTGACAATAAGATCATATGTCGATGCTCAAAACGAATTTGGCGCAAAGATTCGGAATACATATGTGATCGTATTAAAATTGACTGGTGATGAATCAACAGATGCTTCGAATTGGCGAATGTTAAGCTTTAGATTAGAATAATCAAGTTAAAACCATAAAGCATTTCAAATTAAAACCCTGGTCTCCCGATCGGGGTTTTTTATTACCTTTGGAACGCCAAATCACATTTTAGTTCGAGTTAGTTAGAGTAAGGAGTTAAGGCATTGCCCGGCAGCTACTCCTTTGTTACTCTGAGTAACTCGGAATGTGGTTTGGCGACCCGCTGCCGGGTTTCTTAATGCCTTAATACCATGAAAGAAGACAACGAAAAACAGCCAACGCCATCATTTTCCGAAAAGCTTTTTGACGCATTGATGGCTTTTTATGTTCCCGCAGAAAATCCAGCATCGGCAGATGAAATGAAAAGTACCCAGGACTTGATTGAAGAAATGGAACAGATCCTTCCTTCCGTTTCACCCGAAGAAATCAACACCATAATGGAAACTAACGGATTTAAACTCCATTATACCGGAATTGGTTATGTATGGTTACTAAAAGTTAGATAGCATTTAGGGTAGGCTTCAGCGACTATCCCTTTTCCATCCCCTTCAAAAACTGTCCTTTATACTCGGTTACTCCCCAAGTAACTTAGCCAAAAATCAAAAGAAATGGCAAGTTACGACCGCAGGATCAATCTTTACATTAACGGCCAACAGGTTAGTAATGATGTGCGAAGCATACGCGCAGAAATGACAAGGCTTGTTAATGAACAGGCACGTATGACAATCGGAAGCCAGCAATATATTGCACATGCCTCACAGATTCGAAATCTGAGAGGTATAATGGCTCAGCATAACCAACAAATTTCTGCCATAGCAAGTTCATGGAGCTTTAGAGGCATGGCAGATGGACTAAATAAATATTTCGGATTGATTACTGCCGGGATTGCATCCTTCACTGGTGTGGTAATGGGTTTTAAAACATTGGTGAAAACTTTCAATGACTATGAAGAGCGGGTTGATAACCTATCTGCTCTTACAGGTTTGGCAGGTAAATCACTCGATTGGCTAAGTCAGAAAGCTAAGGACCTAAGCACTGCAACACTTGAAGGTGGAATACGTGTTACCCAGGGTGCCCAACAAATTGTTGATGCCTTTACCAAAACCGGATCTGCACGCCCTGAATTACTAAAAGATAAGGAGGCATTGGCTGAAGTAACGCAGGAAGCAATCATTCTTGCTGCAGCAGCAAAAACAGATTTACAACCTGCCATTGAAGGTTTAACAATGGTGTTGAATCAATACAATGTTCCGGCTGATCAATCACGTCGCATCATTAATGCAATGGCTGCAGGTTCGAAAGAGGGTGCCGGTGAAATACCATATATTACCCAGGCTTTTGAGAAGGCGGGTACGGTTGCCGCTGATGCCAACATCCCAATAGAGACACTTATTGCAACAATTGAAACACTTGCACCCCGTATTTCCCAACCGGAAATTGCAGGTCGTACGCTTAAAGGTATTTTGATTGATCTTCAAACCGGAGCAAACGATACCAATCCTGCAATTGTAGGAATGGCAACAGCATTTGAAAATCTTGCGAAAAAGAATCTTACTGTTACACAGTTAACCAAGATGTTCGGCGTTGAGAATGTCACAACTGCAAAAATCCTGATCAATAATGTAGAGGAATTAAAGAAATATGAAAAAGCTGTAACCGGCACCAACGTTGCTATCGAACAGGCAGCTATCAATACCGATAACAATAACTCAAAACTCGCTCAGGCGAAAAACAGAATTACCATTATATCAATGGAGCTGGGCGAGAAATTGTCACCGGCAATGTCTACTGTTACCGGATGGTTTGGAAAACTATTGGCATTTACATTAGGAACAATTAATTTTTTCACTAAGTATGCTCCAATAATAGTGACAACAACAGCAGCAATCATCGGTTATACCGTTGCTGTTAAACTATCAACAATATGGACTGAGCGCAATAATGCCGGCAATATTATTTCACTGGTACTAACTAAAGCAAGAGTTTTGTGGCATAATTTGGAACGTGCGGCACTCATGTTGTTGGTTGTAGCTCAGGCACTATTAACCGGCAATATTGCCAGAGCAACACAGGCAATGCGTATATTCAATCTGGTTGTAAAACTTAGTCCTATTGGATTAATAGTTGGGCTTTTAATGGCCGCAGGAACTGCTTTATATTTCTATACAAAAAAGCTAACCGATGTTGAGATTGCTCAAAAAGCCTTAAACGATATCAATATTAAGGCCAGGCAAAGTATTAGCGACGAAAAGGTTGAAATGGAGCAATTGTTAAGGGTTGCCCAAAACGAAGCACTTTCAAAAGCTATGCGGCAGGCAGCGATAGAGAAATTAAACCAGTTGTCTCCTGAATATCTTGGTGGGTTAACTCTCGAAACGATTAACACAGATGCCGCTAAAGTGGCAACTGATAAATACATAGAAAGTCTTATTAAAAAAGCAGAATTAGAGGCGGCTACAGAAAATTTAAAAGAAGTCAAAAAAGAGATAGGCAAACTTGAAGCTGGAGATGTTGATCCTGGCTTTGCACAGAATGCGTTGGGAATAATTAAACACCCAACGATGACCTGGGCAGCGGTGAAGGCAACTACGAAAAAAGAAAACATAGACGAACAATTACCCATAAAAAAAATAGAAGCCAAAGTTTATCAGGATAAAATAGATGAGATAGTTAATAGTCAGTCTGCCTCTATTACTACTTCTGGTAAACCAAAAGCTTCATCTGGTGGTGACGGTGGTGAAACCGCAGCTGAGAAAAAAGCCAGGGAAAAGGCAGAAAAAGCTGCAAAAAGAGCAAGCGATAAAGCAGCGAAAGATGCAAATAAGGCAGAAAAAACAGAACTGGAATCTCTTGATGCGGCAAACAATCATATCATTGCATCAATCAATAAAAGACACATTGAGGGTAAAACATCCGAAGATCAGTATAATGCAGATTTGCTTGAGCAGGAGTTTATTTTCCTTCAATGCAAGATGGATCTCTATAAGGTAGGCAGCAAGGAATATGAAGATGCGCATGCTTTGTTCCTCGAAAAGCAGGTTAAAGCCGAACAAATTGTAAAAGACTTGCTTTTAAAAGCTGGTAAGGAACTGGAAGATTCGAAAATAGCCAATTTGAAAGAAGGCATTGATAAGGAAAAGGCTATTGAAAAACAGCGTTGGGATGCTGAGTTGGCAGGATTAAAAACACAATTACTCGACAAAGAAACCTTATCAGCTGATGAGGCTGCGTTGAATGATACTATCAATCAAACCATAGAGCAAAAGCAGATTGCGCATGATGAAAAGATGGCAAAATTAACCATCGATGCGGAATTGGAAAAGAAAATGGTCAAAGCATTGACTGATATTACTGACGCCAAAACGGATGAGGAAAAATATGCTGCTAAACGTGAAATGGCCCAGGCGAATTACGAGCAGGAATTAGCCGATGCCGAGGGACAGGATATTAAAATTAAACAGGCAGAGAAAACACTTCAGGAAGAACTTGTAAAAATTGACAAGGAAGCCGAAGACAAAAAAAAGGATACCAGGGAATTAAATTTGAAGAAGTTGCAAGCGATCACATCTGCGATGACTGGCTTTGCAAATGCCCTGATGGATGGTGAACTTGCAGCGGCAGGCGACAATGAAGAGAAAAAACTAAAAATCAAAAAGAAATATGCCGATATGCAGATGGTGATCACGATCGCCAATATAATATCATCTACTGCGGAAGGCATTATGAAAACTTATGGTCAGATGGGTATTTTCGGAACCATTGCTGCAGTCTTAATTGGAGTAACAGGAGCCGTTCAGGTTGCTAATGCAGTGGCAGAAAGAAATAAAGTAAAATCATTGGCTGTCGGTGGTTACACAGGAGATGGTGGTAAGTATGAACCTGCCGGAATTGTGCATAAAGGTGAGTATGTTATACCGCAAGAAGGGGTTAACAACCCACGTTTGCAACCATATATAAATATTTTCGAAACCGCAAGGCGAAACAATAGTCTATCAAGACTTGATTTGAGTCCATCTGCACAATCCCTTAACCGATCAGGCGGTTTTGCATCGGGCGGTTATGCCTCCGCAAATTCACCGGGACAGATTACTATACTCCCGGCAGGTGGAACCGATCCGGAACTAAAGGCTGCAATCATAGAATTCAATAAGCTCATCAAAAAAGGGATCCCTGCATATATTCCAATGTTTGGAAATAATTCGCTGTCTGATGGAATCGACAGTGTGAATAAATTCAACTCAAAAGTTACCAAGAAATCATGAAGTTAAACATCGCAGGAAAGCCGGTTGCACTAAAGTTGGATGCAACGATCAGTATCACGCGTTCATCACCAGCCTTAAATGAAGATACCGGATCTTTCTCTTTTCCTTTCCCTGTTCCTACTCTTCCAAATCAGCAAAACTTAGGATGGCCCGGACGTTTGCAACGGGCAGGTGATATTGCCGATCAATCCTTTGTTCTCGAAGAACAGGGATTACAGGTGATGCGTGGTATCGTCGATTACGATCAGGTTACAAAAGAAGAAATAGGTGTAATTCTGAAATCAGGTATTACGGAATTCCGGAATCATATGTCAGGAAAGAACCTTGCAGATATCGGATTTGGTTCTGAACCCTGGCTTCCCGCCCAATTTACAAATCAGCAGGTGATTGCTAAGTTATTGGAATGGGATACTGCAAATACAACATCTAACGGAAAGTATGTTGTTCCTCCATTTGCCATTAATGCTGCAATCACTGTTCCACCTTTGGATTTTGTTAATGAAGTCAATAAAATAACAGGGAAACTGGTTTACGATACCGGAGGTACACGCCAAAATACAAGTATCTATATGTTGCAGTTCCGAATCTATTTTCTACTGGAAAAAATATTTGAAAGTGCTGGTTATACTGTACTGGCTGACGAACTGAAAACAAGTGAATTCAGTGGAGCCGTTATGTATTCTCGGATAATTAACATCCGCTATGCATCGGTTCGTTTTGGAATCCCTGGTCTTGATCAGACGGGAGATCTCTATTATTCACAGTTGATGCCAAACATCACCGTTTTGCAATTCGTCGACACTATGGCAAAAATGTTCTGCATGATGTTCGACATCGATGAGCGGAAGAAGACCGTGAAAATATTATTTAAGAAAAATATTTTTGCACCAGATAATGTCGATCCATTGGAAATAGTGGAACTAAAAGGATGGCAGCACAGCGAGGAAAGTCAGCCCGGAGGATTCTCAATTAAATATGCAGCACAGGATGATACGCTTGATACAAAATCTGATTATATCCCAGACAGGGAAGTAAGCATACTACCAGCTCCAACTATTGAGGATGAGATTTTAAAAGTTACAATGTTACAGAGTGATTATATCACTGTGCTAAATGGAGAGGTATTTGAGTGGAAGCAAATCGGACGTCTCAAAGAATATACAGAAGGAACCGGCTCTCAAAAGATTGAACTGGAAGTGAAGATTCCGCGCATGATTGCGCATGCTGATGGATACCCAGTGCCAAAATATGAAATAAAACCTTTAAATAGATCCTACGCATTTGATGCCTTAACTGATATGATTATTGCGATTTATCACGGAAGGAAGGAAGTGAACGGAGTAATGATTCCATATTCTTCAGGTGACCGGTGGGGTATTGCTGACGGATGGTCAATTGGTCTGACCACTTACCTGGCACCCGAATATTTGTATTTACAGTTGTATAAGGATTTCCTTGAGTGGAAAGCCTACCGTGCCAGGCCATTCACAAAGTATATTGAGTTATCACTTCCCGAAGTTCTCAACCTTCGATTCGATAAAAAGTATGTGATCGACGGCATCGAGGTGATCCTTGATATAATAAATTTTGAATTACCTCATCGTGGTGTGGTGAAGATTGAAGGTTTTACAGCCTAAAATGAATTTTTAATAGAATCACAACCCGTTGCCACTCGCAGCGGGTTTTTTCGCCCCTTCTCCCCTTCTCCCCGTCGCCTTTTTGTCCTTTAATTCAATTGCTCCGGGCGCTACCTTTCGGAAAAATCAAATAAATGAGTGTAATTGTTCAACAACCCGATTCGCTTTCTTTTGCAGGGAACCTCAAAAAGTTTGTTGTCACTTCCGCTGTGGCTGTCGCGCTGCAGCTGAACAAGGGAGCTGAACAGATTCTGAATGAGATCTACCAGCCCGGCGCAAGCAACATCGTAGAAATCGACCTTCGCGCTGTAATCGACAAAGTACTGTCGGTTACTTTACCAGGCACGGCACTGATCACCGAACAATCCTCCGGAGTAGCTGATTTCACCGCGACAATTGACGGTACTGCAGTTGCATTCCGTGTGATAAAAGGTGGTGTGCTGGAACTTGGATCGATGGCAGCTGATTTTGTAAATGAACATTTTCTATCCTGGCAAATGCAGGACAAACAGATACTGCAACACCAACCCGAATGGCTGACTGTTTATGCCAATGCCGGCCGGAACCTCAAAGCTAAAGCCTATTATCAGGATAATACAAATGCCTCGATGCTGCTTACCGCACTCGCTGCCGGTAAACTTTTGGCCGTAGACGTGAGCTGGGCATCGATAAACGCACTGTTTGTAAAGAAAAACCCGATTGCCTGGGATGTCTGGTTCGAAGATCTCGCCGGGACCAGGCTTAGTTATGTGCAGCGGTATTGCCTTCGAAACTCTGATAACGAAGAGAAAATATTTATCTGGGCAAATACCCTGGGGGGAATTGATTCGATATCACTCACCGGAAGCGCCGAAGACGATAAAAAGCTGGAGCATTTAATCGCCGAAATGGGCGATGAATCGCTGCAGGAATATCAGACCGATAAGAAACGGGAAATCAAACAGTCAACCGGATTTTTATCAGTCGATGAAAGCCGGTGGATTGAAGACTTTTTCTATTCCGGCCGCAGGTACCTGGTTGGCGAGGATGGAGCAGTACGGTCGATCGTTTTAGCGAGCTCGAAGATTGTAGGATCAACCGCTGATGACTTGTTTGATTACGAATTCAATTACAGGCTGGCCTCCGAAAGTCAACTATTAAATCTTGAAAGATCATTTGATTCTTTGCCAGCATTGGAGGTACCGGTTGATTTTTTTTTAACTGAGTTACTGTCCGGGCTTCCGGTAGCTCAGTATTCTGACAGCCTTTTGATGGCTGTTCAAAGCCCTTTTGCCCAGGCGTGGCAAAAACTATCCATGGCTCAACTCTGGGGATCCGCGCTTCCCGGCCTCGTTGATGGAACTACCATCTCAGTCGTAAACGGAAAGCTCCAAGTAAATGGTGTATCCGGTGGAGTTGGCGTTTCAAAGTGGGGAGATCTCACAGAAAAGCCCTTTTCAACCTTATCAAATCTATTCTCTGTCAGTCCCGAAGGTGTTTTAACATTGGCTAATACCTATGCCCTAATACACACCCATCCATACCTATCTGATGCTGATGCGCGGATTGCTAATTGGAACAGTGCTTTCACATGGGGTAATCATGCGACTGCCGGATATGCTGCTGCACATGCTCACCCTTACCGTCCGGACACATGGGTGCCCAGCTGGGCCGAAGTATCAGCAAAGCCTATATGGACAGAAAAGTTTGGTTGGGACGGTACAGCCGTGACAGTTGCCGGTGACCTTCATGTAACAGGTAAAATTATTTCTGATGGTTCCATGCAGTTTTATGGAATCAGTTCCGGTGGTACCGGTGGTGGAGGTGGAGCATCCGCGCTTTGGCAACTTAGTGATGTAGCAGATGAGATGGAATTTTCCATCAATGGTGATATCCCGTTGTACAATGGCACCCATTTTGCCAGGTATAATATTTCAAACCTTTCACTTTACGGACACTTACATTCAATTGCCCAGGTAACAGGATTGCAAGGTGTACTTGATGGAAAACAGCCTTTATTAGGCTACACCCCTTATTACGCAAGTAACTTTGTGGCTGGTGTCAATTACTCAGCGCCACATTCACATCCTTACCTTTCAGATGTTGATGCGAGAATTGCCAATTGGAGTACTGCCTTTGGTTGGGGCAATCATGCAGGATTATACAGACCAATTGGATATGTGCCCAGCTGGGGAGAAATAACCAGTAAACCTACCTGGACGGAGAAATTTGGCTGGGATGGAGTTGCTGTTACTCTCTCAACTGATATGCATATTACCGGAAAGTTGGTTGTTGATGGTACGATTCAGTTTTTTGGAGCCGGTGCCGGTGGTACCGGTGGCGGCGGATCTACAACCTTATGGGGATTGTCGGACGTATCAGATGATGTGGCCAATGCTGTATATGGTGATCTGATCATGTATAATGGAACCCACTTTGCCAGGATCAATCAATCAGTTCTGGCACCAGCTGTGCATTATCATACGATCGCACAGGTAACAGGATTGCAGGGAGCTCTCGATGCGAAGATGGCTATTCACACGCATCCTTATTTATCGAACAGTGGCGGTGTTATTACGTCCGCAACTTCATCGTATGGACAAATTCAGTTAGTGGCAACCTCTGGCCTTGAATCTTCGATTGGATTTAGAGTATCAGGTGATGACAACAACCAAAGCTGGGTAATTGGCAAAGGAATTGCACAAACGATTGACACAGATTTTGGTTTTTACTATGGTGGAATAATTGCAAGATTAAGTATCGGAGGAGTATTAACGGTTACGGGAGGAAACAGCACAAACTGGAACACGGCATATACTCATTCTCAATCAGCGCACTATACAGGGTCGGATATCGGAAGTTGGGCGAAAGTTGCAACCGTACCGACATGGAATCAATCCACGACAGGCAATGCGGCAACAACATCACAGAGAGAATATTCATACTTGACTGTTGGAGGCTCGAATGTTGTAACCACAACTGATTCAAGGTTGACTAATTCAAGGGTGGCGAGTGATGTTTATCCGTGGGCAAAAGCATCAGTTAAACCCGCATATACTCCTTCAGAAGTGGGGGCCTTGCCTAACCGCACATTTGGAACAATAGCAAATTCAAATACAGGTGATTATATACTGAATCAATATGTTGCTGCACAATATGCTAATATTTGGATTAATGGATACTTCCAAGTAAACAACTCTTCGCCTGTTTTAGCAACCTTTAAAGGTATTGGTATTTATTCAGAGATTCATGTAGAAAACGATGCTGGTTCTGTTACTGTGCTTGGGGCAATTGGTAGTACGTATGTGAATGAAGCTTGGGCTAATAGCGCCTATTTATATAATACAACACAAGATCATTTATGGATAAAAAATGGAAAAGCAACAGGTGACTTTGCCATTTTTACAGGTGGTACTGAATTGGTCAACAGGAGATTATATATAAGCTCTGATGGAGACATAGGAATAAATACGGTAGCGACGGCAGGATATAAACTAAACGTAAATGGCACAGGCTATTTTTCGAGTAGTGTCACAGCATATGGCATAAGTTACTTCAACGCTGTAAATGGCGTTGAGTCATTAAATACATCAGGCATTAGAGGCGCAAGCAATACGTGTCAACAAGTTAATTTATTTAATAGGCTTTCGGTTGGGTATTCAAATGGATGGAATTTATTTCCGGATGCACCGAGTGGAGGAATAAGAGCGGCAGGAAATATTATTTCAGATGCCAACATCATCGCACTCGGCACCATCCAATTCTATACCGCCTCTGACCGTCGCCTAAAAACCGACTTCGAGACCATCATGAACCCGATCGAAAAAATCAAATCCTTAACCGGTTACTTTTTCAACTACACTGATCAGGCAATGAAGCTGGGAGGCTACACTTCCCGGAGGGATATCGGATTAATCGCACAGGACGTTCACAGCATCCTTCCGGAAGCTACGGGAAAGCTTTGGAATTCTGATTTCATGGGCTACAAAGCAGATAAACTAATCCCGCTCCTGGTGGAGGCCCTCAAACAACAGCAAACCGAAATTGATCAACTGAAAAGACAAATAGCAGCATGAGCAAAAGACTATATACATACGCCGGATTTACGGCAACGGATCTAAAAAACCGGGCATCCATCCCAAGCCAGGCAGACATCACTGTCGGGTCAAATTACATTGATTGCTCCTCAGTTGATATCCCTACAGAAATCCGGGATGTGATTGGGGAAGGCAGTAATGATCTCGGAACAATCTATATTAGTGCGAAGGTCAACAAATGGAGTGGCTTTGGTCCCCGGGAATGGTATGTTTCAGGCGGTTTATTACTTAACAGGGTTAAGGCTTTACCCTATGATATGGCTAATCTTTGTGGGTATAACCACAATGCAGTAACTCCGGGCTGGATGGGAGGATCTTACATCACGGATTTTAAATACGTTCAGACTGATAATTCGA